TTTTCACCATCTAACAAATATCCCTTTGAGATTGTTTTAACGTAGATTTCTGTGTTTGCCCAAGATGGAAAATCTACGTCTATTTCCCAATCAAATTCAGCTCCGTAGTTTTTCATTCTTTTATAAACACTCCGTTTTTAGTTTTACCTTTTCTATCCTTAATCTCATTCCAAGCAGCTTCTAAACACTCTGAAGGATGTAATCCTAACTGCATTGATAGTATGATTAGTGTAACGAATGAATCTCCGATACCATCTACTATCTCATCTTTATCGTCTTTAAGTAATGCTCCAGCGGTTTCACCCACTTCTTCCAAAACTTTTAACATTTGTTTGGGTGCGTTATCTTTTACTAAGATACCTTTTTCATCAGCCCACCCAATTACGTTTGTAATTAATTTATCAAATTCTGTCATAACTTTTTTTTATTATTTTTACCAAATATCGTTGAAATCTTCTCCTTCGTTTGCCTTACTATAATCAGTAGGTCTAACTGCGAAGAAATCTGTATGTGTTGTTCCACCTGTCAAATGGTAGAACCAATCTAATTCAGAAGCTTTATCATCATTCCATTCAAATGTAGATTCGTAACCTAATTCTTTTAATTTTTCGTTACCTCTCTTTGAGATGAATTCTTTTAAATTATCAGCCTTCATATTTTCCAAATCACCCATTTCAAACATTTTATCAATGAATTTATGTTCCATCTCAACCATATACTTAGCTGCTTGGATTACATCATCTTTAACTTCTCCATATAGTTCAGGATATTCATTACACATTTCTCTGAATAATTGACAACCCATTTTAGAGTGAAGTGATTCATCTCTTACACTCCATTTCATTTGCTGTCCGATTCCTTTCAAAAGATTTCTCATTTGGAAGGAATACAGAACTGCAAAGGAACTATATAAAGATACACCTTCTGCAAATGCTGAGAATATCGCTAATGAACGAGCTACTTCTTTTCGTGCCGTAGGATTTGTTTGTAAATCCTCATGTGTCCAATCTGCCGTAGTAGCGGTTAGGAATTCAAATTTTTCTGCAATTGCAGGTTCGTGTAGGAAAGCCTCAAAATCTTCTAAACCTAATGATTCGTTTAGATATGAGTAAGCTGTGGCGTGTATTGTTTCTTGTGAACCAAACATCATCGCCATTTGTTTGATTTCATGTTTTGGAAACCACTTAGTTACCATAGTTGTCCAATAATCAGATACAGCACATTCTGTTTGTGCGAATCCTAAAAGAATATTACCAACTAAATGTTTTTCTTCTACAGATAAGTTTTCATTCCAATCTTTAATATCACCTTGCATTGGGATTTCTGTATGTAACCAAAATGCTTGTGCTTGTTTTAACCAACCTTCGGTGTAATATTCTGGATATTCAAATGGTTTAAATGGGACTCTTTCTGTAAATAGTTGTTTCATATCTTTGTAATTTTTTTATTATTTGTATTGTTGTGGGTTATAATATATATGGATTAAAAATCAATATCTTTATTCATTTCATTATATTTTTGTAACAAATTCTTTCTCACTAACTCACCCCCTTTATTCATATCACTTTGGGTTTTTTTACCATCAATGGAATCATCATTGTAAATATTGATTCTACCGTTACTCATATTAGCTTTTGAAGGTAAAGTCATTCCATCTGGCCCAAATCTATTTTTTATTACGTGCCATCTACCTGTACCTGCTAATTTATCTTCAATCTTTCTACTTAATGATACTACAAAATCTGCAGTCATCAATTTTGAGAATGAACCAGCGATTTTAGTACCTGTAATAATATCATCTTCAGCTCCACTACGATTAATTTGTGATGCTGTAAACAATGGTACTTCATATTCACCTGCAATACCTCTCAAACCTTCTACGATTTCTTCTAATTCTTCGTGTCTTTCTTTTCTACTATTACCTTTTAACAAATCAGCGTAATCTACGATAATCAAATCAGGATTCTTACCTTGTAGTTTAAGTTTATCCAAAGATGCTCTCATAGTATTCAATCCTGCAGATTTAGTTGGCCAATGTTTTACAATGATATCACCACTCAGTTCTCCTACCTGAGTTCTAACATCATCTAAATTAAATTTAAGATTAGGTACTGCGATTCCAGTCAATACAGAATCATATCTCTGTCCTACATAACCTTCATTAAGTTCTAATGTATAGTGAACTACCGTTTTACCTTTTTTGGCGGCAGCCATTCCAACATTTACTAATGCCCACGATTTACCAATACCTGGTGGAGCGGCGAACATTATCAATTCACCTTTACCAAAACCACCATCTACTAATTCATCGATTGCATCCCAACCACAAGAAATTACGTTTCTAACAGTAGATTCGTATCTTTCAATAATGTTTTCTTTATACTCATGTCCAACATCAGTATCTTGTCCAGCTTTCATCGCATCATCTATCTTAGATTTGATTACATCGAACTTACCATCACTTAATAAATCTACTGATTCTAAGATAGCATTTTTGAAAGTTTGATTTTTACAGAATTCTAAAGATTGTTCTTTAACGTACTCTAAATCATCTGATTCTAAACCGTTCCAAACTTGTTTTAGGTTATCTACTATAGATTGTTTGAGAACATCTCTCTCAACCCTATCTACTTCGTTTTTAAAGACATCTAACGTTGGTAGTTGTGAAAATGTATCAAAATGTTGTAATGTTTTGGTTACTATCCACTCATTTGCCTCTGAATCGAACATCTCAGGTTTAAGAATATCATACATTTGTTGTAAGAATATCCTATCTGATAATAAAGAAGATATTATTTTTATTTGAAAAGATGTACCAAATTTGTTTCCGAACTTATCCATATTGTACCAATATACGAATTATTATTGTAACTACCAAATTATTTTCTAGTTTGTTTTGAATATTTATCCAAATCACCCCAAGTGTTTACCAACCACGTTTCTACATTCTTAAACGCAGTGTATAATTTATCGACCATAAACTCTTTTTTGAATCCAAAAGAATTAAGACCGTTGATTGGTGAATCAATGATATTTCGTACATTTGATGTAATCGCTGAACCCATTATTGGTTCTGATAACTGCATTAAATCGTAATTTAATTTCAAAGTATCGGTATGTTCCAATATTTTGTTTTTCAGTTTCTCATCATCCAATTGAGATACCCTTTCGAATAAGGTATCTAATGTTAATCCATCCGATTGAAGGAAATCTAATTTATTTATTAGTGTTTTTGGCCCGATACCCCTTACACCAGGAATATTATCGGATTTATCACCATCAAAAATTCTATAATATACTAAGTTTTTTGATGGAACTCCATATAACTCTTTTACATCCTCTTTATGCATAAGTTTCTTTTTAGTTGGTAGATATACTGAAATTCTATCATCTACCAATTGTAAGAAATCCTTATCAGAGGAAATTATCATAACTTCTTTTTTAAATATATGTCTGGCAGCGTATGCCATAATATCATCTGCTTCGATGTAATCAATATAACACAAATCAACAGGTAAGAACTCTAAATATTTGATTAACGCATTAAAGTTACGTTTCATAGATTCTTGTTGGTCCTCTAAATCTTCGTAACCAACCAATCTATTAACTTTGGTTAATCCTGTTCTACCTTCTTTGTATCCCTTATACATCTTCTTTCTACGTTGAGAACCACCCTTACCATCAAAAACTACCAACACTCTAGTTGGTTTGTTTTTACGAATAAGAGCGCCGAGGGATAACAGACAACCTGTTAATCCCCCAACGTGCTCTCCATCATCATTCAGAGTTGGAACTGCTCCAAAACATCTGATGAACAAATTCAATCCGTCTACAATCATTACCTTATCATTAACATCACCAACGGATGATTCAGATAAGTTATTTAACATTTCTTTGTAATTAGATTTCGTGAGTGTCATTCAGTTGTGTTGTATCTGTATTTGCGTTCTCAGTTGCTTCTTTATATCCTAAGATATAGGCATCACAGATTTGTTTATACATTTGTTCTTTTACCTCTGGTCGTTCTTCTAAGAGTTTTGTAAACCCTTTTGCTTGGAATTTGATTTCTTCACCTGTAGATTCATCAACCCAAGTATACCAAGCTCCACTTATTTGTATCAACTTATATGTTTTCATAGTATTCAACCACGAACCATATCTATCAATACCCCTATCAAAGTAGATTTCAAAGTTTACTGCTCTTAGTGGTGGGCCCATTCTGTTTTTAATAACCTGAACTCTGGTTTTAATACCAACAGTTTGGTCAACCCCACCTACTTTAGAATTAAGTTTACCCATTTGTTTCATTCTTAATCTACAAGATGCGTGAAAACCTAATGCTTTCCCACCTGATGTAGTATAAGGGTCACCAAAGGATACTCCCATTCTAACTCTAAGTTGATTTGTAAATACAACCAATATTCTCTCTCTACCAATAAGATTTGTAATTTTTCTCATTGCTTTTGAGATAATGATTGCTTTTTGAGTAGCATAACCCGCTTGGTCATAATCAGCGGATAGTTCTACTTTAGTAGTTGCAGCCGCAACTGAATCAACTACTATTGTTACTAATCTATCTTTATCAGATTTTCTAACTGATTCGATAATTGAATCCATAGCATCAAAGATATCTTCTACCGTTTCTAAAGGTACATAAAGTAACTTTTGGGTATCAACACCTAACGCTTCTAAGAATTCTTGATTAATAGCATTTTCTGTGTCTATATACACCGCCAAACCACCCTTCTTTTGGGTATTTGCTAATGTATGTGCTGCTAATAAAGATTTACCACTCGCTTCTAAGCCAGTAACCTCTACAATTCTTCCAACAGGAAATCCACCATTTGGTCGATTCGATATAGCTAAGTCTAACATATCGTCTCCAGTCGACACCCACTCTGTTAAATCGGTGGGTGTCTGTTCGGAGCCGTCAAGGAAGTAAGCTACTTTTGATTGTCCTTTGAATTTTTTGTTAAGATTATCTGCTAAAATCGATGATAATTCATCACGATTTGTTTTGGACATACTGTAACTTTTTAATTATTAAATAAATCTTCGAATGCATCTTTTACATCTGATGTAGATGAGTTAGATACACTTGCTGGTTCGTTTGTAGTTTGATTATTCGTCTGAGTTGGTTGAGTTTCTGACTCTTCGTTGTTATCACCAACTTGTCCTGTTTCCATCCATTGTTCTAATAAACCTTTCATATCATCATATGAGTATTTTTTGAACATACCTGGAAGTTCGATTTGGTCTTTTACCACTTCTAAAACATTCTTATCCTCTGTAATTGGAGTTTGGTTTGGTTTTACTCTGATATAAGTTTCAGGATAGTTCTTACCTAACTCTTTTGCAGTTTTGAACTCAACAGTAATATCTCTACCACTTGTTGGGTCTGTTAAATCACCATAATCTGGGTCTGCGAAGAAAGCAAGAAGTTCTTGATATACAGTTTTACCAAATCCCCAAAATTTGATTCCTTCAGATTCCTCACCTCTTACTAATACAGGAACATAAGTTCTCATTTTAGGAGTAAGTTGTTTTGAAAGATTCCAATCGTTTCTATCACCAGTCGATTTCAATTGGTCTGCAAACTCTAATAGAGGGTCTGCTTCACCATGTGTTGATGGAGATAGAATATTCTTACCACCAAAGTTGTAGTGGAAAAATAGTTCGATAAATGGATTTGATGGATTGTGAACGTAAGGAACGATTCTTACTTGTTGTTTACCAGGTTTTGGTTTCCACAAATTGTCAGTCTTTGTTGTTTTCGTTTGTAGACTGTCCAAACGGTTTCGGATTGCATTTAAGTCAATTGCCATAATTTACCTTTTTTTAGTTATTATTAATTATTATTTATGTAAATATACGAAAGTTTTTTCAAACTTCCAAGTAATATTTCACTTTTTATTTTCAACACATATTTAATCCCAAGTGCTGATTTGGTTACAATATACAAAAAATATTTTAAACGACCAAATATATTTTACTCATCTTCATAACATCTACACTTACCGCCATGATTACAACACTCACATCCTTTAGAAGAACATTCATCTCTTGTATCACAACTGCAAGGAGTTACTCCAGCTGGGTAATCATATTCACTACATTTACACTTTTCCATATACTATAAATATTAAAATTTTTTAGTTAACATCAACTATTCTGAACAATTTTGTTGTCATTATCTTATAACCTTCACCATCGGTTAGGATTACTGAATTACGATAATCATTCCAATTTACCTGATATGATTTATCTATTACACCACCATTCAAATCACTAATCAATCGATTTAATGCATTGATTGTATAGATTGTATTTGATTCTTTCTTTCTATGTACCATAATGGTATTAGGTAAGAATCTATGTTCTTTGTTTGGTATGATATTATAACTTATCACCAATTCTTTAGATGGTTCTAATTTCAGTATGAATATCTTTCTACTGAATAGTTCGTATCCATCGAATATCTTAGTTAATAAACCCTCAAACGAAGATTCTGTTGTAAAAGTACATAATAATTGTGTTCTCACTCATTCTCTCCGTAGTTACTTACCACTAAATATTTTAGCCCACTCTTTGTTATCTATATTCCACTTAGATGCAGATGTTGTATCAGGATACCCTGCCATTTGACCCTTTTTCCATCTAATAGTAACTTTTATATTTCCTAGTTCTTTTTTATCTTTAACTACTGTTAATATAAACATATATCCAGAACCTGTCGACTTATGAGATTGAGTTATATCTAAAGATGGTGCTATTTTATCAAAGTTCTCAGAACCAGGTATCAACTTTAAATCTGAACCACCTGATGCCGAATACCATAAATCTTTTTTGGTAACACTTAATTGTCTCTTAAATAATCCTGTTAAATTAGAAACCATTATATCTTCATATTGTTTAATAAACTCACCAAAGAAAATATCAAAATATTGTTGTTTGGCTTCTTTCCAACCATCTAACCCTATTTCTGCCAACTTTCTACCTAAATACTGTACGTTTTTACATTTCTTAACATCTATCTTCTCATGCATCTGAGCGAATAATTCTGCTGATTTTTTATCAATCTTTCTTTTTTGGTATCCATCCCAATTTTTTACACCAGAATACATTTTTTTCCAAGCACTAAGAGTTTTTCTATCGTTTGTTAGTTCTTTTATTTTTTTGTCCATCAATTCAGCAAAATAAGATGTCATTTTATTAAACCCATCATTATTCAAATCATAAATTGTATGCATAAAGTTAGTATCACTTTTACCTATTACAGCTTGAAAGAATTGATTTGCAGTTAGATTCTTTAATTGGCCTTTACCATATTTTAATGATACACCAACTCCATCTTTAGCACTACCTTTAGATAAAATAATATCAGCTGCACCGAAATCAGAACCATCGTTAGTTGGCCCAGCCCAATATACTTTTGAATACTTACCAACTATAGATTTAATTGCATTACCTGATTTTATGGCATCTGATACTATTTTTGGATTAGGTATAACTTCAGAATCTAAAAATCTTACCTGTTTCATCTGTCGGATACTAAATGTTGATAATCCAGCATCAACACATTGAATGGTGTTATCATCAAAGTATTTTTTTACATCCGCACCTGTTTGAAAATCACCAGCACTTACACCTTTTACGGCGGCTATACCTGATATGATTTCATGAAAGAAAGTTGTTGCGGCAGTATCACCCTTTGCCTCAAATAAGAGTTCTTCAAATTCACTTGCGGAATATTCTTTTAATTCTTCTTTTTCTTTAGCGGTGAGAGCACTTTGTTCCAAGTCTTTGATAGCTTGTTCTTTATCATCCCCACTAGGAGTTCCTTTTTCAGATTGTTTATCATCTTTTTCATCGTTTTCCTTTTCTTCTTCGTTTTCATCTACCGATTCTTCTTCATCACTATTTAGATGTGCAGATACAGCTGTATCATTTTTACCAACTACGATACCTGAAGTTCTATCACCACCTAAATGAAAGTTTGTAGGTGTTTTAACTGCAGATTCAATAATGTATTCGATTACTTCTGAATCGAAATCATATTCTTCTTTTAATACTTTTCTGAGGCCTATAATAGATTTTTCGGATATGGGATTATTAAGTTCTGTTCCAACTTCTACCCACCATAACCTCGCTAATTCTTTAAGAAATTTATTCATTGTTTATCCGTTTAAATTTTCTAAGGATTCCATTTCGGAATATTTATCTCCAATTTCAATCTTTGTAGGGAATCCATTCCCTTCTATAAGTATCTGAAAATCTTTTAAAAGTTTATTTTCAGTTGGATGTATATCTAATAAGTATGAATCATAAGTATATAAAACTAATTTTGAGTGTTTATCCTTTAAAAACTCCACTAACTTACTTAATATCTTCATATTCAACTCTGTTTCTGTAGCTTGTAACATATAGTTGAATAATTTGTTCGCATTCATATCTCTAAGGTTAGATTTTGATAACTTTCTACCCAATGGAGTTTCTACCCACCCTTTACGATTGAACTCTATCCACATTCTATCAATTTTGTGTGAAACTTTCGAAAACAAAGGAATATGTAGATATTCCGATTGTACTCCACCATACAATTGTCGGAATGTGATTGCTTTGGATTCGTTGTAAGGTACTCCATACATATCTGCTAAGGTTTGGTGTCCACTCACATCCAATGGAATTGGTTCACCTACCATCTTACCAATAATACGTGGGTGATAAGCATCGTAATCGAATTGTACCAATTTACCCCCATCGAACCTACTAATAAATCTATCCCTACTACCATCATCTTTATTAAGTGCAGCATAATTTACCCCACCCCAATTGTTTGAAGGACGAGAAGTTGTTGTGAACGGATGATACTGAGTCCACTCTAAGCCATTTGTAGTATGTATTCCATTTTGTTCTACTAAGTGTAACGGCTTTATATAGAAATTTTCAAATTTCTTCACACAATCGAACTCTACCCCACCCAAATCGTAATACTGAAGGAATTCATCTCTCACATCTCTTATCGATTCTATGTGTTTAGATATAGGAATAAGATTATTCACACCTTTGAGAGTATTGAATCTACGATGATAAAATAGATGTGTTGGTGTTAGATTAGATTTAAGTGGGGTATTCGATTGTAAATATTTTACTAAACTTGCATCAAATGAGTTTTCTATCTGAAGAATGTTTAGAAATGATTTATTATCATATACATAAGATTCGTTGAATGTAAAGGTAAACTTATCTAATGTGGTTGTATGGTTATCAATATTTTTTAAGTTGATTAGAACCTCTCTATCGTTGTTTATATCGTATATATACAACAAAGATAACCCATCGTTATGCGGGTGTACAGATATACTCTCCCATATTGGGTGAATATATACCTTATCCATTGTGATATTTCCTTCTTTAAGAAATTCAATCATATATCAAATATACAAAACTTTTTTTACTTTACCAAATTAACTACAAAATAATTTAGTAGGAACTTCGATTCCTTTTTGTTTTTTGATTTGGTAGAAAACGTTGAAGAATGCTTTGTAAACTTTACCAGCATGTTCTAAATAATCTGAATTTGGAGATTTCCACATCATTTGTCCACCACTCATATGGTGTTTATTAACAACTTTGATTTCATATCCTTTTAGGATTAAATCAACAATCTTTTTTTGAGCTGGAGTGAACTTAACACCCTTAATACTCTTTTCAAATTCTTTAACTTTGTTCATATTGTTCATTTATCAATTATTACAATACTAATATACGACAATAATATTAATTATCCAAATTTTTAATGTTAAGAAATTGTTAAATTTTTAAATAGAGAATTTTGATAAATCTACAAGAACATCCATCATATGGGGATATTTTTCTGAAATAATAGCCGTAGTTCTTCGATTAGTATCTATTATACCACTTTCTTTGAGTATTCCTGATTTTTTATCTCTTTGGTCATACTCTGGACCTGATACTTTCCATCTTATTTTTATCTTTTCCCAAAGGTTCTTATCTAAACCACCATCTTTACCAATATTAGAAAAATTATCCTTATCTAACTCAATAACAATCTTATCATTGATTTTATGAGCGAAATATCGTTCCATATAACCTCTTTTAAAATCTTTTTCAGTTGGTTCTACTACTATATCATTAGGAGTGAGTGATTTTTTAAACTTTACTTCTTTAATCTGGTCATATACAAAATTTTTAGATGCATCAAATGGAACTCCACCAATTTTAATTGTATCTTGAGTACCAATAGGTGGAATGTATGGAATTAATATACGAGATTTATCTTTAACAAAGTTTGGTTCTGAAAATACTTCTTCAGTAGTGTATTTGTGATATTGACCAATATATTCTTCACCATTAATAAACATCCACTCGTTACCTTCAGTATATAATCCTGTGGTTACTTGAGCTTTAGTATAGTATATCCGTTTTCTTCTAAATTCTGACATAATTTACCTACGATTTCATCATTGTCATTACAGTTTTTAGACCAGTAGTCCACCCACCTTGTCCATCAAAGGAATGTTCTACTCCTGTAACTAAAAACTTTACATTATCTCTAAATCTCGATGGTAATCTATCTGCAGTTACAGGTGCTAAAAAGAAACTCTCACCTTTTGGTGCATCTATACCATCTAACGTTACTCCCAACTTTAATTGAAATGGTAATATAGCTTGTGGTGATTCTGGTCCAGGCTCTCCTGCAATTATTTTTTGCATTATTTGGGCCAATGCATTTGCTTTAGTATCATCAATACCATCTTTACCAATACTTTTCTTAGATGGGTTTTCTTTTTTAGCTTTTTCTTTTGATTCTTCTTTCTCTTTATCAACTTGTATATCAGCTATTCTTGGATATGTTGTTTTTAAGGTATCTAAATTAATATTTCCGTTTTTTACATTACCAACAGTCATATATAACATTATATCTGCATCAAATTCAGTATCAATACTAATATCTCTTACCATTGCATCTTCACCTATTGAAACAAACTTAAATGGTGATTTATTTGCTCCATCTTTAGCTTGTTTTTTTAACATTTCAGTTTTATTTTGAATTACATACTTACCTGTATTTGCTGTTGCAACATCATCATTACCTACATCAGGTTTAACATCTAACTGAACCATACCACCTGTTACTTCTGCTAATCTTTTTGATAAATCTTGCAAAACATCAATTACTTTAGGTGGTTGAAACTGGTCATTTACAGTACTACCCTTACCTTTTACAATCTGTGCAATTACATCTATTGAAATTAATATTTCACCTATTTCAAGAGGTTTAGACCCTAATGTGGCCATATACTCATTTTCATCACCATAATCTGAAAAAACACCTGGAAGAATAAACTTACGAGGGTCTGCAGAACCTAATGTTTTTTTAGGGGAGTGACCTAATTTTTTAAATTCTGAATTAGTTGTAATTTTAAAAGTTTCATTTTCACTTCCACCTGAAAGTTGGTTTACTAAATAAACAAAAGATTTAAGGTTTGTAAATGGTGTTCTTACAGGGTCATCACCCATAAAAGGAACACTTGATTCTGATTCACCAGCATTCATTATACCTGCCATAAAAAGTTCTACGTTACCTGATACATCTGTTGCTTCTAATATTTCACCATTATCTATTGAACTATCAGATGCATCTTCATCTGAATCTAAACCAAATGCGGTTTTATATTTTGCCATAAGTGCCATTGATATATCTGCTGGATTTGATTCCTCATCACCTAATGCCGTTTCTTCACCATCTGATAATGTTAATAATCCACCCATTCTATTAGCACCAGGAAACACATCACCTGCAAGTCCTTTTATATTACAATCAAATGAACCATCTGAACTCATTGAAAATCCAAAATTGTAAACAGACATAAATATTTCACCTGTTTCTGCTGAATTAATTGGGTCTAACCAACCATAATTAATTTTACACTCCGAACCTAATCTAAAAAAGTTTTCTTCTATACTCTCTAACTGAGATAATGAGTAACATTTAAATTGAATTTCTACTTCCCTTATATATGAATTGTAGATATCACCACCACCATCTTGATTAATACTAACCGATGTTATTTGTGGTTTTAACCTTCTAACTCCACTTTCATTATCATATAAATCTAAATGACCACCCTTTGGAACTTGCCCAATAACAACTTCTGCTTTAGGATATGTATCAAATAGTGATGTGGTATCATCTTCTACACCTTTTCCACCAGATGATTTTGATGTTAAATAAACGTAAGCATATCTACGATAATTATAATCTAATGCTCTACCTGCAATATAGGAAGCACGTTTTTTCAAACATTCACTAACTGTACCTGGAAATGGTGGATTTAAATTTATCATAACTTTATATTTGGTTTAATTATTAAGTTTTTTGTATTCATCAAGAATTCCTAAATAATCTTCAGGTATTCTAAGTTGTTTACCGATAGGAACTGATAAATCTCCTTTACCTAAGTAGTTTGCTCTTGCAAGAATCCACCATAATCTAGCATCACCATAATATTTGTGAGCCAAATTATCTAATCTATCACCCTGTATAGCTATGATGTATCTATCATCTACAGTTTTTACCATTTTAGGATAAACTATAGTTTTTTTATATCTTTTACCTGTTTCGGTCTTTAATATTTCTATTTTTTCGTATCTATTTTCCATTTACTATCTCCATCCTAAATCATAAACTTTAGCATTATACTGAGGTCGTACCTTATCTAATACTTTAAATCCAATAGCAACATCAATTCCCATTGGCCTTACTCCTAAATCAGATTTATCTAAATTTACATCCCAAGGTGCATCATCTGAGAATGAGTATGTTAATGAATCTATAAAGGATAGTTTATCTTTATATAAATCACCTAATGTGAATTTAACTAACATTCCTTGATATCCCTCAGAACCTGCATACTCAGGCATTGTAAATGTTGAAAGTGCTTCTAATTTTTCATACATTGGTTTCATTTCGATACGAGATGTTGCCCACATTTGAAAATTAAAAGATACACTTCTTTCAAATGTACCATATTTGTATCCTTGGTCTGCTCTACCACTAAATTTAATAGAATCCCAAGATGGTGAGAATGTTTCTGTTAATCCTGTTATAGTTCCTCTAAATTGATAGTATTGACCATCTTGTTTTCCTATTGGTTGTATATAGAACTTAACTAAGTCATCTTTTAGTTCACCTTCACTTGAAACAGGTCTTAATGCGTTTACTGCATCCCATCTTGTATTACCAGCATGTGAATCTGTAGGAGTATAATCAACTCTATCTTCACCTACAATGTTTTTTGCAGGATTACTAAATTTTTGATTATATTCTAAATTATTTTCTGTATAATTTGATTTTTCTGAACGTTCTTTTTCTTTTCCAGTTAGTAAACTTCTAAAATCATTTATTTGAGTATCACCTGCACCTCTAGTTGGTATATTACCATATGCAAGAGTTTCATACTGTTTTATAATATCTGATGTTTCTAATTTTTCTATAGGATGTGATTCACCATCTGTATTTTTATTACCAGGATTATATCCTTCATTAGATTTTTTACCTAAATTAGTTGAATCTGCAAATTCTTTTAAATCACCTGGTTTACTACTTCCCTCATAATACTTTTCTTCAGTATTATATATTCTACCATCTGGTGATGTTGGTTTTTTTAATTCTTTTGGTAATTTTTTATCTAAATAATCTTTTTTATCAACATCAGATGGAGTAGATATTTCGTTTTTATCTGCTAATTCGGTTTTATCTCTATCAAATGGAACACCCTCATCTGGTTTGTATTGTTTTTGATAAGTGTTTCCTTCAAATTTGGTTTTTAGGGTATTTTCTCCTAATGAGTTTGCACCTAAACCTACCGCTAATCCATATAATGATTGAGGACCACCACTAAATGCATTTTTTAATTTAGCAAGTCCTTTTACCGCCTCATCTACACCTTTTGTTATACCACCAGTTGTTGAGAATGTATTGGCCCATAAATTTCCTAATCGATTTGCTAAAGGGCCTTTGGTTAAGGTTATATCATCTATTTGGGCTACCTTTTTTATATTTTGAACTTCTGTATAACCACCTGTTAGTGGGTCGAATGGAGTAATACCATGTCTCCTATGTCTAATACCTGTATGTTGTGTTAGAACATTTGCTAATAAGTTTACAGGTGTCCATGTTTTTGTGAGTCGTGGCCCTGCATTAAATGGTAATCCAGTTTCTACATTTGGATTTGATGCTTGTAAACCTAATTGTTTAACACCCCATAATAAACCTTCTACAGATGCCATCCATGCACCGATTCTTGCAACATCTACTGCAGCTCTTACAGTTGATGTAACTACACCACCTCTGATTAATCCTTCATCATATGCAAAACCACCAATACCCCATCTCTGTGGTTCTCCTTTAGATATACCTTTTCTTTGAATACCTCTTAGAATTAAAGGATGTCTAAATAATCCTAATCCTGTATTGAACGAATCTTCTTTTAGATTGAACTTATTATACATTTCATCTAAAAAAGAAGGTGATTGCCTTTTTGCCTGGCCCATACCAATTCCGAATCCATCTTCACCTGAGTTTATACCACCTGCATCATTATATGAACCACCATATGTTTTACCTAATGTAAATGAATTATTAGATATATCTCCGAATAGTGATGTTGTTCCATCAAATACCGTATTATTTGGGTTTACACCAACAAACTTAGAAGCTTCCACACCACCAAATTTAGAATTAAATCCTTTTGCATGAATATCTGTAAGATTGTTTACTTCTTTAAATTCTTTACCTTCATTTTCTAACTTACCACTAAATGTAAAATCAGATGGTGTTGTTTCACCTAAAAACTGAGTTGATGGTTCTGCAGAAGTTGGTGTTGTTTCACCTAAAAACTGAGTTGATGGTTCTGCAGAATTTGGTGTTGTTTCACCTAAAAACTGAGTTTCATTGTTCATATTTGTAGGAGTTGTTTCTCCTAAAAATCTAGATTCGTTATTAGCCAAGTTTGGAGTAGTTTCACCCAAAAACTTATCACCACTCTGTTCACTCATTTCTGTAGGAGTGGTTTCACCTAAAAAATTAGATTGATTGTTCATCTCAGATGGAGTTGTTTCACCTAAGAATCTCGATTCGTTATTGGCTAAGTTTGGTGTAGTTTCTCCTAAGAAATTAGATTGATTGTTCATCTCAGATGGAGTTGTTTCACCTAAGAATTTTTCACCACTCTGTTCACTCATCTCAGATGGTGTCGTTTCACCTAAAAACTTAGATTCATTGTTCATTTCTGTTGGTGTTGTTTCACCTAAGAACTGTACTCTATTATTAGCCTCTTTTGGTGTTGTTTCACCTAAGAATTGTTCTGAGTTGTTCATTTCTGTTGGTGATGTTTCACCTTTGAACTTTTCAGTTTGATTTACCATAGTTGGTGATGTTTCACCTTTGAACTTTTCAGTTTGGTCAACCATCTTTGGGTCTGTTTGCCCTAAATATCTTTCTACTAAACTCATTGGTTTAGGATTTGTCTCACCTTTGAACTTTTCAGTTTGATTTACCATAGTTGGTGATGTTTCACCTTTGAACTTTTCTGATTGGTTAACTTTTTGAGGATTTACACCTTCTTTATTAGATGTAGTTTGAGAACGTGGAATCTTAGGAGCAGATTCTGCTAAAGAACTCAAAGGAGTTTTATTTAAGTTTTTATTTATACCAAGATTCTCTTTAGATTTCAAAGGTTCTTTCTTTGGCATCCTAAATTTAGATAAATCCGATTTCATATCTTTTAATGCCATTTATTATCCCCCAAAATAACCAGCTAATCTGGTACTTAATTTTCTTGATTGAACTTTTGTTATTTCACTAACCACTTTACCATCTACATTTATCATAATCGGTTGGTTTTGTATATCTTGTCTTAATCCTTTAATTTCATCCACAACTTCAGCCATTGATGATGAATCACTACCTGCTGAATCACTATCTCCACCACCACCTAACGCTTCTGATATTAATGGTAATGCAAATGCAAGAGCAAATAGAGTTGGAAGTAATAATGTTACTATTGCCAACCCACCACTTAGAGCCACTAATGATGCTGATAATATTATAAATGAAGCGGATAATGCAATTAATCCTGGTACTAACATAATCATCGCCGCCATCATTGGCATCACCCCTAAGAATGCCGTTAGATTTGGCATTAATCTTTCAATTGAGTTTGATAGATTCGTTAGTGATAATGACCATAAATTGGTTGCAACTGATGATACTAACATTGCTGGTACTAAAGCTAAAATACCCAATGTTGTTGCTAAGAATGTTGGGAAGAATGGAATCATCGCCGCCGTTGTTGCTAAAAGAGCTCCACTAAATACACCAAAAGCCGCCCCAACCGCAATTAGGTTAGGAGCTTGTTCTGTTAATTTAGCCAAACTTTCTACAAATAATGGCATTACTGCACTTAAAGCTGTTATACCAGCAACAAACGGAATCATTGCCAATCCAAACA